GTCGGAACAGCTTTCTCTTTAGTGCCTGTAAGCAGTAAGAAGGCATAATAAAAAGTCGTTAGCGAATGGGCTAGCGACTTAATTAATTACGATTAACATACGGCGCTGTACTGCACCTACAAAAAGGATGCATTGGTGCGCAGTTTACGCCCGGCGACATATCGTCAACACGAAACGTCTTGTCATTTAAAGGTAAGCAAATTCTGCAAGCGGTAGGCTCTGAAATAAAAACAAACTCTTCAAACTCCATATCCAAATAGCTTTGTTTCTGAATCCCCGTCTGCACTCTTGTAGTCTCTGTTACCATCAACCGTTGTGCATTAAACTTAGCGTTCTCCTTGCCCTCTTGAGTAAGATATTTAGCTATTTCTGGTGCTAATTGTTTAGGGTTACGCCCCATAGTCACGCTACGGACAAGCAGTTTATCCAAGTCAGATTTAAGTTCCGCTTGATACATCCACAGGTTGTCACTAAACGTTGCGAATCCCTCGGCTTTAAACGAACTGTTCAACACTTGCTCCACGCGCTTGCCATAATCACTCTTAGATATAGTCATATCCAAAATGCCAGCTTGCCGTTGCAATTCTTTCAGTCCAGCTTTAGTTAGTTCACTTGAAAAGTATTTGTCCAAATCATCGAACGTAGCAATCAATTCGAGTCCTATATTCGCCTTTAGCAATTCCAAGCGATTGACACGCATTGTCAGGTTGTATAGCTTCAATTCTTTGTTTGCGATAGGCGAGAAGTCTTTCTCTTTAACATACTTCTTAGCCTTACGAGCAAAAGCTTTCACATCCATTTCACTAGCACGCTTCATTGCTTCGCTACGAGTGATTCTCTGCCCGTTTGAGAAACTATCCCACTGTGCGTCTATCTCTTTCTGTATCACATCCTGTGCGTATTGCATGCGCTTCTTGATTTCAGCCATGCGGGTTTTATCGTCTGCTATCTGTTGTTCTTGCCAAGCTTTCTCCCGCTTGATGAAGTAATCTTGTGATTTCACTTAATCACTCCTTTACCAACTAAATCTAACCAACTGCAAACCGTCAGCATCAGAATGTTTATCCCTGTAATCTTCAACAGTAAAGCCACCATCTTGAAATTCTTCGCGAATATCATCTGTGATAACGTCTTTGCCATAAAACACTTCGTTGCGTCCTTTTTGCATAGCTTCGGCAATAGCTTCCTTGATATTCCCACTATCTTTCTTCTGATACTCGTTCATCATCTGTTCTTTGAGATTCATCTTCAACCTCCTTGTCGCTATCAAACACACCTCTGTCTGCTGGCGCTTCAGCATTCACACGTTTCAATTCTGCTTTTACATCAGGTACAAAGGATGCCAATCCCAATATGGTTTCTTGACTGATTTCTGCTCCTGCATCAACTAATGCCTTCAACTCTTCTAAAATTGCTTTAGGTAAGTTAGGCGTGAAAATTACTCGCAATCCTTTTAAGTCTGAGTTTTCAATCTCGGCTACATTTGATTTGAGATTAAACAAAAGACGGTAGCGCCGCATAAGACCTTTTTTAAATAGTCTTTGCTTCACTGCCGTCATCTGTTCGAACCCGAATAGTTTATATTTCATTGCTTCCCCAGATTGCACACCTGAGAAATTATCATCTGTTAAGTCTGGAATCATTGAAATCTCGTGGATATCTTTCCTTACACGATCTTTATAAGCTTCAACGCCGTTCACATCATATTGCTTGTAAATGTAGTTTGCTGTAATAGATGTCTTGTTACCGTTTATATCTACTCCCGATTCTAGCAACAGCATATTTGCATCTTTTTGCTTGATTGCATCATCTGTCGATAATCCAGCAGCTTGAATATCACCGCTGATCACTAGTAGCGCATCGTTTAAGTCTGTCATGTAGTTTGCTGTGTCTGATTGGCCCGCATCATATAAATCCATGAGAGAGAGGGAATCTTCATACAGGCCCATTCTGAAACGATTTGGTGAATACTCTGTAATCGGCACTTCTTTGTGTTCATGCGGTTCTTCCGTCGGGTTAACCAGCGAAATTGAGTTCAGCGTAGTTTCTGCAAAGTAAATCGTTTTGTCTTTTGTATAGATGATCGGCTGTACAAACTGTTTATCGGCATACTTGGAAAAGCGTGTTTTAGGATACCTCACTGCTAAAATAGGTTCACGCTTAACGGTCGTATCATAGACAACAAACGTTTCAAACGCATTAGCTATCTAGCCACAATTCACCGTTTAAACCGTCTATGTCATTATCAAGGTTAAACTGATCAATAGTCTTTTGCTGTTCGCTGTTATCAATCTGTACCTTGATAGGATTACCAGTGTTATAGCCTACGTCAAACGTGCACAGGACTTTGCCAAAGTTGTGCGCTGAACGGTGGTCAGCCTTGCCTTCTTCTTTTCGTCTGCGATTTTTCATAATGTTCGAATTCTTAGCTTTATAGTAATCATCTAGTACGCTAAGCCTAGGCACTTGATATTGATAATGGTGATAAATCATTTCAGCAAGTGTATCTAAGTCTTCTAGCAAGTCTTCTGCTGACTTATAGCGATAATGCAGATTAGATTCAACCCCAAAACTCACAAAGTTAGTATTCACGTCTTCGTTTGTTGACGAGTCCGCAGCGTATTCAAATTCATTTACTTTATCCATTCCTCACACTCCTTATAAACCCAATTTTTTAATCATATTTATCTTTTTCCTTACATCTGGCTTATTGAAAGTAAATCCAATCTTTTCTCTAACTGGTAAAAATCCGTATTGACTAGCATTAATGGTATGATCGTTTTTATCTTCTGGTTTGTCGCCGTCCCACGCATAGGTGTTCATTTCATGTATATGTATGTTGCAGTGGTCTACAACCAAGTAATTAGGGGACTTTCCATCTGAATTTATCCAACCAAGCATTAAATTTATGCGGTCAACGATCTTCATTCTTTTGTCCGACCCAGTAAAGGTATAAACATTTGGCTTTTTCCTTTTCAACTTAGCAATCTCTGTCAACGTTGCCTGGTCAGCATTATCAACATAAACCATTCTCGCTAGTCCCCATTTGCTCCTACATCGTTCCAAGAACTGAAATAAGTTAATGGCTATATCACTAGGTGAGAAAGGTATTTTTTCGTCTTTATTGTTCTTTACTTCTTCTTCCAAAATGACTAGCTCTCCATTATTTGTGATGCCTTGAAAGATAAAAGAAATAGTATCTTCTGATTGAGCAGAATATGATGTATCTACACCGCATGAAAAATGAACATATTCTTTAGCAGCGGCTTCTTGTTGCGTTATGACATTATTTCGATATTCAAAGTTTGAGAAAACCAGACCTTCGGCTCTACCTCTGACACCTAGTATTTTGTTCTTGTACAACTTAGTGCCTACCGGAACAGCCGATATGATCTTTTCTTTCTTAGCTTGCGTTAAACCATCATTATGATTAAAACCAAAAAACCAGTGAACCCAGCCCCTCTTAGGACTCGCATTCAACTGGTCGTTAATTTCTTTAGGCGCATCATTTTTAAACTTGTCCAATGGTCGTGAATGGTTGATGTACTCATGATAGATTGGTAACTCTGGATCATCTGGGTTCAATGTTGCCATGACATAATCAGCACGCATGAATATTTCTCGCACATACTCCATATCCGCAATGTTGATTTCGTCTATATACAAACAACCGTACTGGCCACCAAGGACTTTCTTCCACCTGGCCTTATTGTCATATCCTAAGACATAAATAATCTTCTCACCTTTAGACGTTTGATAACGCAAATGGGGAAGACTATGATCTTTATTGCCTTTAGAATGATACGATACTAAATCACCAAAAATATCTATAATGCCTAACTCAGCTTGTATGATGTTCTTTTCTATTGTTCCCAAGTCCAAACCGCTAATAATGTGAAGCTTTCTGTCTGACCTTGCAACACGAAAAAGAAATTTTACTGCTCCTACAGTTGTTTTGCCAGCAGCGGTAGTACCCTCTAGGAATTCAACGTCTGTATCGTACTTCAAAAATTCCTTATACTTGGAAGAAATTTTCAAATCAGTCATCGTCATCACTCAACTGTTCGAGAATACTATCCAATTTGTTCGTTGTGATATGACCAGTAATTTCAGTTTCTTGTTTATCTCGCCACTCATGCGGTTTGCGGTTCTTCAACCAGAATATTTGAGCAGTAGTATCAGGCGCTTGCAGTTTAGTGATGACTTTTGTCACTCTCATGCCATCTTCGGTCAACTCTTGGGTAGTTTCTTTGAATTCGTATCCTAACGCTCGTTTAAGCAGCGCATTCTCGACTTGCCGATCAACTACTTCTTTCCCTCTTTTTAAGGACTCCGATAGCACCGAGTATTTCTTTTTCCACTCATGAAGAGTTGACTCTGCGATATTCATGTTATGTGCTACTTGTTTATCGGTAAGGCCATCACGAGCCCAACCTTCGATTTTCAATAACCCTTCTTCAGTTAGCCACTCTGTGTATTTTGCCATGACCTCACCTTCTTTCTAAAAGTTCTTCTTAACTAGCGTTGCTCCTTCTCGCTCATACTGCTTAATGAACTGCTCTACGTTTGTTTGAGTGCGAGATACTATTGTGATTTCCAGATGCGAGATATAACAGCTACTTGCGGATGTCCCTACATAGATGCTTTCCACGTTCACATAGTTGCCACTCCACACAGGTTTAATATCATTGCTAATCAGCTTACCACCTTTATCCAGAATAGGGTTCTCTGTAAAGTATCTTTCGTTCTCGCCTTCAATCGCTTTTTTATAAGCTTCAGCGAATTCTGGTTCTGCTAGACTTAGCGTTAATTGCGCTTCATAGAATTTCATATTCCAAACCTCCTCAGTCTTTCCACAATATGCTTATCCTTCTCCCAGCCATGCCCAATGTACACAAGCTTATGCCGCTCGATATAATCATCGTCAAACTCTGCATAGCATTCCAACAGCGTGTGCTTGGGTTTGAGTTGCGCTTGTCTGATGTTAGCGTGTGATAGTATGCCTATGGATAACTGTAAGTAGAAATAGTGCATATCAGTCACCTACCCGAGAGGACTTCGTCAACATATCTGATGATATATTCGAAAGATAAGCGACCGTTGATGCCATGACATTCTGCTTTAGTTTTGCCGCACAAAGAACATTTCAAAGCAGTCGCTTGACTATCTCCACCTATACGAGCTACCTGTTCGTATTCATGCTTACACCGTTTAAATGTCATACGTCACCCTCAACCTTTCACTATCATATTCAAACAACTGCAGCACCTTCTTACCCATCGTCCAGCCGTTCTCTATCTCATAGCTGTCATTAGGTTTGATTGTGCCTAGCTGACGGTGAATCACACCTTGATAGTCGTTCGTCTGTTGCGTGTGGAAATGACCAGTGATTATCTCCCGTGTAGTTGCCTTACTCCATATATCGCTAAACTCTGTAGCAAACAGCATCGGTAAATCCTTACGCTTGCCATACTGTCCATGAGTAATCATAATAGCCACGTTATCCAACATGAACGCTTGACGGTACTTATTGTGTGCATGTACTTGGATATCCGGATACTTGGCTTCTAGATAAAGGAGAAACATGTATTCAATGGATCCGCTGTGATTCCCCTCCGCATGCTCGACAGTCACTTTGAGAGAGTGCCTTGCGCATTCGGTAATTAACACATCAAAGAATGCTCGTGCGTCCTTGATTGCTGTTTCCATATCCACATCGTCTAATACTGTGCCAGCCATCGTGACTGATTTCTTTATCTGGCTGCTATGAAATAAATCGCCTAGCTGACCAATAACAATCTGCTTATAGCCTTTGGATACTATATCCACGATCATAGCCAGCTTATCTTGTAAATCCTCTAGCTTAGTGATACCAAAATGCCAATCAGCCAAACCGATGAATAAGTTCCGGTCACCTGTTTTGATTGCGGTTAGTTTTACTGGCTCGATTGATTCGGTGAATGCTGATACATCGAATGCCTTATGTTTTGGCTTGACCACAAACTTCAACTGTTGGTTCCACTTCTGAATTTCAGCAGTTGTTGTGGTCCATTCGTTAGTAGTTACTTGAGATATTTCCCACTCTTGCGGATCATAGCCCTTGTACTTGAGAATGTCTTCTGGCGTTTTACTGTCCTTTTGGTAGAAAGCCATCTTCACGTCGAATTCAGCTTGAGAAATAGTGCCATCAATGTTATATCGTTTGTTTTCGTTGATTGATTGACCATCTACGGTGCGAGGTGGCGTTACTTTGTTCAATCGCTGACGTTTGCTCTTTACACTAATTTTGGTAAACTCTCTTCCGTACTCGTTCGATAATATGATTGCTATTTCTTTGTTGGTATAATTTTCATTGATTAATTCTTTGAGCCTATCAATTTCTTGTTCCGTCCAGTTTATGTCTGCCACCTCGCTTTTCTGCAAAATAAAAAGCCACTCGCAATGAGTGACTATAAATTACTATGTAACAAGTTTTCGCTGACTAGCAACGGGATAACTATAAACCCTAAAATTGTATCGCCCACAGAATAATTTTTACGTATCAAAAGGAGGTTGAAATGCCAGTTTGTGCTTTGTTATGCCATCGAAAATGAACATGCCTGAAGTAACAAAATTAACTAGCTTTGATTCGTGGGCGATATCTGATAATACTATTTTATAACATTTTTAAGCCTTGAAAGTTTGAAAATCGTTTAAATATCAAGGTTTCTATCCAATTCCTCAAAGAATTTGTCTCTTAAAGTGAACGCTTTATTCCTACCGCACTTGATAACTAGATTGTCAACCAACCCTTGCATCGTATACTGCGGAAACCGTTTGATATACAACTCACGGATAATTATTTCAGTATCCTTGCCACATTCATCTAGCAACTCTTGTACAATCGCTTCATTTCGTCTTAACTGTTGGATACGC